GATGCACTTGTTGAAAGCCTACGCGAACAGTTGGAGGACAAATAGTGTCGCTCCTCGGTGGCGATCTAACGACGCCGCAGCGCGTTGCCGTATGGATGGCTAACGCCCCGACGTTGCCATCGCCCGCACTGACGCAGCTCATTACGTCCATGTCAGGTTTAGTTTACGGCAAGTTGAACCGTGGCCGCCTCTATAGTCGAACTGTTACTCGCACCTTCGCTGGTGTTGGCACAGGCCAGGTCGTATTGCCCGACTGGCCCGTCACAAGCGTAGCGTCCGTGCAGCAGGGGCTCATTGTTATTCCAGCTTCGCCACCCGGCACACCCGGCGAATATGGTTATCGCTACGTTCCGTGGACAGGCGATCTGCCAGGTGATCCTTCGGTGATCGAACTCATCGGCTCGTCGTTCTACACCTATCCGCAGAACGTCCAGGTGACGTACGCGGCAGGCTACATGATCGAGGATGAGCCAGTCGTTGTGCCTTTAGTAACGCCTTTCAATGTCACCGTGGAACAGCCTATGGGCATCTGGTCGAGGAACAACGGCGTCAAATACGCAGCGACAGGTATCGCGCTGACGCCCGTCGTAACGCTAACAGGTCCTGGCCAATACATTGCCCCGATGGATGCGTCACCTGGGACGTATATATTCAACGCGGCTGATGCTGGTGCTTCGCTCTTGATCTCATACTCGTTCGTTCCAGCGGATCTTGAAGAGGCTTGCGTGCAGATGGTTGCGGAACGCTATGCCTACCGCGGACGCATTGGCGAAATATCGAAGTCGCTCGGTGGTCAAGAGACCATGCGCTACTGGCGCGGCAACAGCGGACCACCGTGGAACCGCAACTCTTCGCTACCACCGGAGGTTATGGACCTACTGTGGCCTTACGTCTCGGTCCTACCGCCCGCAATCGGAGCACCGGTATGACGCCCGAGCAAGAGCCATTGTTGCAATTCTTCGAGTTCGAGCACCTCAAGCCCGAACTACAGGTTGTCTCGGAGTTCTTCCACGACTTAGCTCACCATCTCGTTAACCTCTTGCCGCGTAACGCTGAGCGCACGGTGGCGCTGCGCAAGCTGCTTGAAGCTAAGGACTGTGCCATAAGGGCGAAGCTATACAAATGACATGGAGTGGCGAACCTACCGTTGTCATGTGGTTTATCTCGCAAGGTGCCGGAGTGCCACTAATGTGCCGGCATAACTTTTATCATACCAAGGTTCCGCAAAGTGCCGTCGACCGGCAGCAATTCTACGAATATACTCGTGGCTTTGTAACATGGTTGGAGTATAGGCCCGATGCTTGAAATCAGCCTTCAGTCTAGCGGGGTCGAACTTGAGGGCCTAGACGAGCGGCTGAAAGCCGCTGTAGCGGCAAAGCTAACGGAACTAACACGCTTGGCGTACGCTAAAGTCGTAGAAAACCTCTCAGGTCGGATCTTGCAAAAACGTTCGGGCCAGTTGTTAGCGTCTGTCCGCGAAGAGGTATACATCGGCACCGACGTGATGACTGGAAGTGTCTATATGGAAAACGCCGGGCCAAAGGCATACGCACTAGAGAAGGGTGGAGAGCGAAGCTATCCGATATTCCCTACGAAAGCCTCGGTTTTGCGCTTCTATTGGGACAAGGTTGGGCGTGTCGTCTACTTCCACGAGGTGAACCATCCGCCATCGCGCGAGTTTGCATACCTGCGCACCGCCGCTGAGGAGGTCGAGGCGCTCGTGCCCGAAGGGTTCCGCTCTGCCATTGATACTGTGCTCGTAGGTGGCCACTGACGTGGCGACGCGTAACGAAGTCATGGTAGCTATACTGAACGTGATACAGTCGATGAGCTTTGCTCAGCCGATCAACGGCACTATGACGTGGAACACCGTGTCGAACCGCTTGCGCCTATGGGGTGACGTTAGTGCTGACCAGCAGCCTGCCGCGTTCTTGGTCACGCATCGCGAAACGGATGAGTATCGCGGTCTTGGCCTACTTCGTCGTCGGCTTGATCTTGGCATTTGGTGCTATAGCCGTAGCGATAACGGTCCTGGCGCTTTCGATCTCGACACGATGATGCAAGCGTTCGAGGACGCGTTCACCGTAGCGGACGATCCGGGCCACAACGCGAACACGCTCGGTGGCTTGGTCTATTGGTGTCGTATCGAAGGACGGGTATTCAAAGACCCAGGCGATATCGACTTCCAAACGCTGCTGATCGTTCCGCTCGTGGTGGAGATGGCATAATGCGCTATCGCGTAGTGTTCACAGGCGACGGAACGCTGACGCTGTGCGCAGCACTGGACCAGACGAACATGGGCGAAGCCCTAGTGCTACTGCTCGCAAGCCAAGGCGTGCAGCTTGGGCCGCAAGCACAGCTTGAGCCATGTCTAGACGTGGACGAAATGAGCCATCGTAACGTAACCCGAAGGAGTTCGCAGCTATGCAATTGATCTTTGGTATCGGTGCCCTTTGGGGACAGCGATCCGACATCGCGGGAATTGGCCCAGACCAGTTCGCGATCCTACAGGAGAACACGATCGACTTCACGTTTGAGGTCAAGGAACTCTACTCGCAGCTTGGCTATCCGATCGACATTGCCCGTGGCAAAGGCAAGATAACGGGCAAGGCCAAAGTGGCCCGCGTCTTCGCTTCGCTCTACGCCAACATCTTCTTCGGTGAGAGTGTGGTCAGCGGCGAGAGCAACGTCAGTGAATATGAGAACCGCACGTTGGCATCAACGACGGTTACCGTGTTGCGTGCGACGTCTTTCGTTCAGGACCTGGGCGTATACTACGCTGCAACTGGCAACCTGAAGTTCCAGTTCGTAACGGGTGCACCGGGCGCACCAGGGCTCTATACGACGGGGACGAACGGTATCTATACGTTCTTCAGCGGCGACATCGGCTCTAGTGTCAGTATCAGCTATATCTATACCGACACTAGCGGCAAGACGATCACCATTAACAATAATTTTATGGGCTACACGCCCACATTTATTGGAACCTTCTACCAGCAACGTGCCACGCAAGGCGGCAGCGGCCAGGTCACGCTACGCTTGAACGAATGCGTGAGCTCGCACCTTACGATACCCTCCCGCATTGACGACTATGCCGTGCAGGACTTCGACTTCCAGTCGTTCAGCGCTGGCAACAACGTGGTCGGCACCATCTCAACCTCGGAGTAACGCCTATGTTTGCCGGCTTGAAAATCACGCTCGGAGAGGGGGAATACATCATTCCTCCGATCTCCCTCGGTCAGCTTCGCAGCGGTTTGCTCGCGCAATTGCAACAGCACGACGCTCTTGTTAACGAGGGCAAAGTGTTCGAGGCAATGTCCATCCGCGCCGAGGTTATACTGGCTGCGCTTCGCCGCAATTACCCTGACTTCCCCGAGCAACAACTTCTCGACAACATTGACCTCGGCACTTGCGGTCCTATTTGGATGAGCATCCTCGGCGCTAGTGGTTTCACGCCGGGGGAAGTAGTGGCGGCTACGGCGACGACGGCAGCGTCGAAGGGAAATGGGACCTTAAGCCTATCTACCGAAGCCTAGCCGCCGCATACGGTTGGACCTATCGAGAAATTGACGAACATTCGCTACTTGAAGTAAATGAACTGTTCACAGGCTGGGCGGACCATCCGCCGACCAATTTGCTTGTGAAGGCCATTGTAGAGGGTCTAGGAGGGGGCAGGAAGCCTCCGGTGGAGGCTGACGCCTTGGACATACCCCCGGCAGCCTTCACTGCCATGCAGGACTCTGCCATAGCGGCGATCTCTGCCCGCGCTGGTCCGCGCATACCCGTTGTGCGTGGCCGAGATCCAAACCTGCCACCAGCGCCAAGCTTCGACTTGGACGAAATGCGTCAGCGCAACGAGCAAGTGCGAGCTAAAACGTGAGGCACCGCTATGTCTGAAACGCGGCTCAACATTAACCTGTCGGCGACGAATACTGCCTCTGCGTCTATTAAAGAGCTGCAAGCTGCCGTAAAGGGCCTTGAGAACACGCTCAGGGAACTAGGCAACATTGCGGCTAGCGCAAGTGCAGCGGCATCAGCCTCGCTCCAACGCGAGATCGTTGCTATCCGCGAAAAGATCGCAGCGCTACAGCAAGAGCTCGCGATTAAGCGCGCCTCGTCGGCCGAAGGCATTAGGGCTTCGCAACAGGAAGCCGAGTATATCAACCGCAACATGGACCTGATTGCTCGCAAGGTCCAAGCAGAAATGCGGGCGCGGAACGCTGCTGTTAGGGCAGAGCAGCAAGACCTTGAGAAAGCAACGGCTCTGCGCGAAGCTGCTGCTCGGGCAGAAGCAGCCTATATCAATCGCAATCATGATCTTGCCTATAACGCAATGCGTAAGCTGGCGGATCTTGAGAACGCCGCATTTGCGCGCCGCCTGGCTATGCAGGCTAAGAGCGCCGCTGGGATTATAGCCGAAGCATCGCCATCGGCGGCAGCAGCACAGGCAGCAGCAGCAGCTTCGCTGCGCGGAGCAGCACCCAGCGTTATTAGTGCCGAGGCTACGGCTGCTGCGACAGCGGCGCTCGAGCGCCAGCAGGCGGCCATACGTGCCGTTGCTGCGGCGATGACGGCAGCGAAAGCCGCAGGCGCTAGCGCCCAGGAAATAGAAACGGCAGCGATCAATGCTGCCACTATGGCTTTGCGCGTGCAAGCTCGGGCTGCTGCAACCGCGGGCGAAGCAACTACTGCTTCTAGCGAAGCCAGCGTGCTCTCTATGCTCGCTCAGCCGCGGATGATGCGGCACTACTTGGCCGAGACAGACTCGCTACTGCGCGGACAAAAAGGCCAAGCACTAGCGAGCTTCGGCGCTGCGGCACGCGACGCTGGCCTCGGCGTATCGGGCCTTACCACAGCGATGGTTGGACTAGTTGCCATAGTGGGCGTCAGTTCATTCCTCCATGCCGCTGAGTCGATGGGCAAATGGGCTACGGAAACAAGAGCCGCCGCTAGCGCGGCTGGCATGAGCATAGGCGCATACTCTCGCCTCCAGGGCTCATTGCGCCTGATGGGGCTAAACGTAAATGAAGCCGATGCGTCGCTTCGCCATTTAGCTGAGACTCTCAGCACGGCCATGTCGAGTAATACGTCTTTGGCCGCCGAGGCATTTCATAATCTCGGCATTAGTCAGAAGGAAGTAGTCGCCACAGGCGGTGACGTCGGCAAGATACTAGAACTCTTAGCCGAAGCTTTCGTTCGCAACGCCGACGGTGCCGCCAAGTCGTCCAATTTCAACGAACTCCTCGGCCGCGGCTGGGAGAAGCTAATACCGCTGTTGCAAAACGGCAAGAAAGGCTTGGAGGAGCAAGGCGCAGCGGCAGCGAAGCTGGGCTATGAGTTGAGCGACAAGACGGCCAAAGGTTTGGAGGAAACCGGAGAAGCCGTTAGGAAGCTCGGAGCAGCAATTCATGGCGATGGCATACGCGCCATGGAAGATTGGGGTCCAGTTATTCGCGGCCTCATAGCAATTCTCCAAGAAGCGTATTCGGAGATTATGCTAATAGTCGGCGCCTTGGGACAATTGGCCAGCTTGATCCCTGGGGCTATCTCGACGTTAATGCATCCCTTCGAGTCATACCC